ACAAGTGGGACTATGACCCAAGAACATCTTGTAAGTTTACTTACGGGGACATCGAGAAACAGGACTTAGATGTACTTTCAAAGTCCATACAACGTGTAATGGCGGTAGGCAGTATACGCCCAACAAGCGATATTGAAGACCATTTACGTGGAGAGATGTTCGGACTAGCTCCTATGGACGTAGCTAAGCCAGAGATTCTTGAAACAGAGAATGTATCACGCTCAGGCGAGGGTATGGAATCTGGCTTAAATAACGGCACAGGCGACTCTGTATCTAAAGAAGATAAGAGTTCTTCAAACAATGAAAATAAAGGTTAATTATATATGAGTCACTCGTTATTTAGGTTGGCAGAAAGGCTATATGGCACGCCTCTCTTAGCTAACCAGCAGACAATTGAGAATGTTCTTGGATACTTAGAGTCGAGAAACTCTGGCAATTTTGATCTTAGGAAACTAGGTCTTGAGGACACCCCCGCTAAGAGTAAGCTTAATCTTGGTGAAGTCGGTACAGCCACACTGGAAATCAGTGGCCCCCTGTCTTACAACACTAATATGCTCCAAGCATTGTGTGGTAACGGGGAGCTATCCTCTTATCAAGGAATTGATGAGGCTATGGACGCGGTGGTGGCAGAGGGTGGCATTAGTACCTTGGCAGTCACTTATGACACAGGAGGGGGAGAGGCAAGAGGCTCCTTCGAAACGGCACGTAGGATGAGGGAGAAGGCGGATGAAGCAGGTATTCACTTGGTCTCTTTTGTTGAGGGGAGTTGTGATAGTGCGGGTTATGTCCTAGCTTCTACAGCACACGAGGTCATCGTGATGGATGATAACGCCACCTCAGTAGGCAGTATCGGGGCAAGAGTTGCCTTAAAGAATGATATTCCAAAAGAGATGAAAGCTGGTAGTGAAATCCTATTCATCTCTTCTGGTAAGGATAAAGTCTGCTTTGACTCAGAAGGTAAGTTTAAGAAAGAGTTCTTAGATGACCTGCAAGGCAAGGTAGATGTTCTTAGGAAAGACTTCATCTCTCATGTAGCCTCCTATAGAGGTATGACTGAGGAAGAAGTCAATGCAACACAGGCAAAGTCGTATCAGCCAGCAGAGGCTTTAAAGCTGGGGTTGGTTGATAAAGTAATGGGACGCGATACGTTTATAAACTATCTCGCGGATTTAAACAATGAGAAAGGTGAGTTATCCCAGACAGCAAGCTCCCCTAAATTAGAATCTATCGGAGATAGTAAAATGAGTGATAAAGAAAACGCGCAGTTACAAGAGCTGCAAGCTGAGATGGCAGAGATGAAGTCTCTTGTCACAGCACAGAAAGAAGCATTAGCACTAGCCACAGAAGAACGTGATGCCTTTGCCTTAAAAGAGAAAGAAGGTAAGGCAGCTTCATTGAAAGCTAAAGTAGAAGGCTTCTCTTTCGCTGCTGAAGGCTTAGATGTATTGCTTGGCGCTTCTAGTGAAGAAGTGCAGGTAGCTGTACTAGAATCTTTAGGTAAGGCTCAAGAGGCTGTATTAGGTGCTGAGCAAGCTAAAGCAACTGCTGAAAGAGATAAAGACTCTGAAATGTTTGAGACTAAGTCAGAGGGTGGCGAAGCTGAACTTTCAACCCCTGAAGCTAAGGCACAGGCATCTGTAGCAGAAGCTATTAAACAAAAATTCAAGAAAGGAGAATAACTGATGGCAACTGTAGCTACAAGAAAAACACGCGCTGGTGACCTAATCAAAATGGAAGCTGGCTTAGGGCATGGTTACGAACGTAAGTCACGTTCGATCACTGTTCCTGCTGACGCAGAAATTGGTATGGTATTTAAAGGTGACGGTACATTAATCGCTGCTGTGGACGTAGAAGCTGCTGGCTCAATCGCTGGCGAAGAAGTGAGCATCTTAGTTGATGACGCAATCTATACAGATGGTTTGGGAGCAGGTACTCGTGCTTATGCAGTCTTATCTGGTGGTGTAGGTTCATCTGGTGCAGCTATCGTAGTACGTGAACAGCTTAAATTTGCTGATGCCATGTCTGCTGCAAACATAGATGAAGTAATTATTGAGCTTAATGCTGCTGGCATCAAAGTAGTAACACAAAACTAGAATAAGGAATAATATAAATGCCTATTACAAGAAACCCTAACGACTATGGCGGCACTATTGAGCACACTTCAGCCGTAAACGAAATCCCTAATCAATCGGGGTTCATTAACTCTAAGAACATCTTTGACGCTCGTTATACAGACCAAGAGGCTATCCTTTTTGACCGTATTGAAAGCACAACTACCTTACTAGCTGACACTGACCGTAGGGTTGGTGACGCAGAGTACGGTAAAGATCGTGATGTAACTACTTTCTCATTGCCTTTAGGCTACATGAAGAAGAAAGATAATGTAACCAAGCAAGACTTCCTGTCTAAGCGTAGGGCGGGTAGTGCAGATGAAGCTGATACATTGGCTAATGTTATCTCTGAGAAACTTGTTGACTTACGTCAATCAGTTGACCAAACACATGAGTACATGAAGCTTCAAGCTATCAAAGGTATCACTAAGACACCTTCCGGCACAACTTTAGCTGATATGTTCACAGAGTTTGGTGAAACTCAGGTATCTGTTGACTTCTTACTGGGCACTGCTGGCACTAATGTTCGTGCTAAGTGTGCTGAAGTTAAAGATGAGATGATTAAAAACCTTAAAACTGGTGGTATCATCGGTGGTCTTGTTGAGGTGGTTGTTGATCGTTCATTCTTCGACAAACTTGTATCTCACCCAGAAGTGTCTGTAGCTTACTACAACAGTCTGTCTAACGTACAGTATCAAAAAGACTTATCTACATACCTAACTACTGGTATCTCTGATGTGTTTGATTTCCAAGGCTTACGCTTTGTTGTTTACTCTCACACATTCAACTTACCTGATGGTACAACTGAAGTTGCTGTTGCAGCAGATACAGGACACGTTATTCCTCCTGTTGCTGGCTTATTCAAAGCTTTCTACGGCCCTTCACAGCGTCTTGGTTCAGTAGGCGGTGCAGAAATGTTCGCTTATGAATACCGTGACCCTAAAGATATGTTCCATGAGCTAACGATTGAGTCTGCCCCTTTGATGTATTGTCAGAAGCCTAAAACTCTCATCAAGGTGCTTTCTAGCAACTAGATTAGTGTAATAAATATAGGAGAGGATAAAACCCCTCCTCTGTTTACTTAAGTTCCTTCTCACGAGGGAGCTTATGTAAGCTCTTCTAAGCCATGATAATTAAATTATCCTTATGATGGCACACAATTATAATTAACACTCCCTTAGAGAGGCTTACAGAGCCTCCTAGAGGCATACTCAAAGGAGCTTCATGGCTATTACTACTAAACCTCAATCTCCGGTCGATGTTGTCCTTCTGAACGTAGGCGACATAGAGCAAGAGTTTATCACAGCTCCAGTTGTGCAGTACATCCTAGATGTGAATGACAACAGTATTCCTAAAGCCACTATCCAATCACTACGATATATCATTGCCTCTCTCTCCAAGCTCGCTGATGAGGTAGTCGGTGATGTAGAAGTTAGATGGAGCAGAATACTAGAGAACTACCGTAAGCTCCTAAATGACTTATTAGTTAACCCTGCTTTCAGAGACAGTGGTGGTGGTATCACATTAGGCGGTACAAGTAAGGCTGAGATGGCTAGAGTGAATGATAACCCAGATTCAGTTAATGGTGGCATTCAAGTTGGAATGTTCTCTAACACTGATAGCACCTCTGATGTAAATATAAACGATAGATTTTCTTTAGGATAAATTATGGCAACACAGATAAAAGATACGCCTGTGCTGTATGGTAAAGATGCTGAGGCATTCCACAAAGTCATCACTGAAAATCAGTATAAGAAAGTTCCAAAAGCTGCTTATGACAGGGCGCAAGCATTGTATAGGTGTATGAGAGTAGTCACACAATCAAACAACGAGGGTAGTCATGCCGATAGTAGAAGTTAAAAGTTATGAACAAGGTGAACTGAAAAGCTCACTAACGTTACCAGAAGCAGAGAAAAAGGTCACTGTCTATGCCAAAGCTCAAAGTAAGCGTAAGAAAGCAAGGAAACAAGTTACAGAAGAACCTACAGGAACTCCTGAAGCTCCACAAGCAGAAAGTTGAAGTAGGGCATTTCCAAGAGCAAGGCATTCACTCTGGCTCAGGGCTATCCTATGTAGCTCTTATGAAGAAACATCATACAGGCTATGAGTTTGATGGAAAGACCGTTCCCTCCCGTATGATACTAGATGCCTTTAGATTCAAGCTAGGTAGTGGCTTCAAGAACACTATCAAAGAACACTTCCTCAAGTGGGGCAAGATGCCTAACACACAAGGTAGTAGAGCTATTATGCTTGAGGGTATTGGTAAAGATATGGTGAAGGTTGAGAAGAGTGTCTTCGGTATTCCTAGCCAATTTGTTCCAATGAACGCAGATATGACAGCAAGGCTAAAAGGCATTAATTCTCCTATGGTAGACAGTGGAGAGCTTATGGAAGCTGTGTCATATAAAACATCTATCACAAACACAGTCGTTACATAACGGAGTAGAGAATGTCTATACGATTATTAAAAGGTAAGACACTCTCCTTCACAAGGGATGACCCAGCCAGTGTTGGGTATTACGATATTAACGGTGTTTGGGTTGAAGCTGGAGATATTACTATCTCTGCTACAGGAAGCTTACAGCCATACACCGGCACTAGCAATGGTGAGATGCAACAGATTATAAACTCTGGCTACTCAGCTATCGATCTAAGAGTGTTTTATACAAAGACTAAATTACAGACGCTTAATCAATTCACCAAGATTAAGCCTGACCAAACAACGATAGATGGACTCACATACGATGTGTTCTCAGTCAAAGACTGGAATATCTCTAGCCTATCTACATCACATTACAAAGCCCTACTAGCTAGGAAAGACTTACCAAGCGGAGTGTAATTAATGTCAATAGATTATACCGCTATCAAAGGTAAGTTTATCTCTATAGCTAGAGATGGTGTTGGAAGCAGCTTATCCCTAATAGGGCAAGTTGGTAGCCAATACCCTGCTGTTATCGAGCGTCGACCCGATGGCCCAAAGCCAGACTACCCATACATTGATGTTGATGTTATCAGCACAAGAGATGAAGGTGGTTGGGTGAGTAGATCGG